GTGTTGAACCACACGGTACAGGTTGACCAGTTCGCCGTTCACATCGTTGAGCACCTCGGTTTTTGCCGGATGATGGCGCAGGAAGTACAGGGCTGCGCCGCCACAGAACAGTTCGACATAGCAGTCATGTGGCGGAAACAGCGGCAGTAGTTTGTCGGCCAGACGGCGTTTACCGCCCAACCAGGGAATGATGGGTTGGCTGTGCATCAGTTGGTGTCCTGTCTGGCACGCCCTGGTGCGCTGGTGAATGGCTCGTGGCCTGGTAATGATTTAGCACCCGGCAGCGCGGGCATTTGATGCTGAGGACCAGCACGTGGCCCTCGGCGAGTTTGCGGCCGCAATGGCCGCAGCGGATTTCGGGTAGTGACATCGGCAAGGTGGTCCGGGACCGTTTAACCGTTAGACTGTCGGTGCTTTCTGCGCAGAAAGTGGCAGCCTTGGGGTGACTTGCAGCTGGTGTCTGCGGGTCAGCTGGCCGGGTGGGTGTTAGTCGCACCTGCCCGGTCGCTGTCTCTCACTCTATTCAGATTCGGGCAGGGCGTTTGTGACTGCTTCCTCCTCTCCGCCTAGCGTTAGCGCTGGCCACGCAACATCAGGCCAGTCCGGCGCTTGGCTCAAATCCCGCAGCTGCTGGCGGTAGGCCTTCACTGCGTCCAGGTCGGCCGTGCTGATGGGGTAGTCCGGCATCAGCAGGTAATCGGTGGCCTGCAGGCGGCGGTCGCGTTCGGCGCGGGTCAGGCGCTCCTGTTCTTCCGCTGGCAGCGGCGCGGGCCAGGCAATGGCATTGGCCGGGTCGAAGTCAGTGATGAAGGTGTCCAGCTCGGCGCATTGTTCGGCATTCAGCTGCCAGGTGTAGTCGGCGTCATCCAGCTCACACACCGACTTGTCGGCCGGCTCAGCCGGCAGGTAGCGGATGCGAATAGGCACACCTTGCTGCGTGCCGTCCTCGCTGGCCTGGCGCGGGGAGAGGACCGGAATCTGCCGGGTGTGGAAGGTGCCGTCAGCGCGCTGCAGGCGGGTGATGCTGCCGTCAAAGATCAGGCTGTTCATGGTGCGTTTCCTCGGATGTCGCCGCGATTGATCCAGCCAAAGGCAGCGTTACTACAGATGATGGCGGAGCCGGCAGCGCCACCGGGGACCGGGTTTTGACTGCTTTGTTTGTGGATGCCGTTGCCACCATTCTCCCCCCAGCCACCGCCATTACCAGCGGGTCGGCCATTGCCGTTGCCGCCTACGCCGGGCGTGTCAAAGCTGGCATTACTGCCCCACCATTTGTAGTTGGACCCTGTGTTGACGGGGCCGCCCGGACCAAAGGGTGCGCCGCCGCCTCCGGTGGAGTTGTAGTTGCCACTGCCGCCGTCATGCCAGCCGGTCGCGCCACCGCCACCGCCGCCACCACCAATTACGCCGTAATTGGCCACCAGCAGCGGCACCCCATGACTGATGATGGCATGGCCACCGGCCTGACCGGGGTCGCGCCAGGTGGGGCCGGTATTGCCGCCCTGGCCACCACGCCCCAGCAGATAACCATGGTTTTCGATGATGAGCTGGCAACTGGCGAATACGCCATTCCACCAGCTACCGTCCAGGCGGAAACATTCGCCGACATTGGCGGCCACCAGCTGGATGCCTGACTCAATGACCAAGCGGATGCTGGCCCCGGCAGGCGGTGCGCCGCCATATGCCCCCTGGATGCGGTCCACCACCCATTGGCCCGTGATGCCATGGTCGTGGGCGCTGATGCGGATGACGGTTTCTTTCTGGAACACCAGGCGGCCATCAAGATAGGCACGGCTGACTTCGCGGCCATCCAGCCACCAGCGCTTGATTTCCCGGCCGTCGATAAAGGTCTTGGGCATGGCGCGGCCTCAATACTGGAAAGTCATGCGTTGGTTTAAGCGGGTGTCCCACTGGCCGGGGAGTTCGTCAACGGTGATGCAGGCAGCCCATGTCGACCAGTAGTCACGGTATTTCACCCGCCACCACAGCCGCTTGCCCAGGTAGTCCAGATACTGTTGGTAGACCATCGCGCCAGATGCATACACAGACAGCATGCCCGCATGGGGAGTCGGATAGTTGCTACCACTGGTGGCACCCAGTGTGGCTGGCTGATGATATAGCCCACTGTCGAGTACGGTACTCAGGTCTACGGTCCCGCCCAGATTGGCACGGATGGGCAGTGCGTCCCCAATGCCATAGCCCGCCAGCGTGGTGGGGGTTTTGCTGATGTCCGCCCACGCGTGGCCATGCTTGAGTGGCGCGGCGGCATCGCTCACCAGCTTGGCAATTGCCAGCTTCAGTTGGTCGGTCCTGGCTGCATCCAGCTTGATGCCGGCCGCCTCGATCACGCTTACCAGTTCGCCCTGCATGGCATTCAGCCAGGCGGCGGTAACGATGGTGCCCAGCGCGCCGGTTGACGGATCGCCATCGTGAAACAGGCTGTCCGGGGTGTTGATCTTGTGCATTCAGCCCTCCTGATAGGCGAAGTAGACAAAGGTGTGCGCCGGTTTCAACTCGCGGAACACGGTTTCAAGCACCGGGTCGCCAAAGCTGGTGAGCGCCTCGCTGGCAGCGGACTGGCCAGCACGGAAACGCCAGGCCTGCACCTGGGTGGCATGCACCACCACCTGCCACACCCAGATAATGTCGGCCACCTGCAGCATGTCGCCGGCGCGGTTGATGCCGGCACGAAAAGGCTGCGGTTCGACGATATCGATGCGGTAACCCAGGCTGCTGGCCAGGCGCTTGAAGTAAGGAATGCTCAGTCCGCCGGTGGCCGCCAGCTTGGCCAGCACCGCCTGCAGCCGCTGCTGGTAGCCGGCACCGCTGGGAGGGGTGAGTGCACAGACCCGCTCCCAGTCCGGCAGGGTGTATTCGGCAAAGAAGGGCGAGATGGCGGCAGCAAGCTGCAGGCCATCGCGCTCGGCCACATCCAGCGCCCGGCCCTCGGCCTGCAGCTCGGTCTGCAAGGGTTGTGCGTTGCGGGCATAGGCTTGCGGCGGCAGCAGCAGTGCCAATAGCGTGGCGTGGCTCATGGCATGGCCTTGATGTCGAGCCGGCCCAGCCGCAGCCATTCCACCCGCTGTTCATTCACCAGCGGCTGCACATTGGCGGCGGGTAACACAATGCGCCGGTCCACCACACCGGGCAGGCTGGAGGCCAGCGTTTCCAGCTGGCTGCGGATCAGCAGCTGACCCGGAGCCAGCTGCGCAAAACGCGCTTGCAACTGCGGAGTCAGCTGTAGCCGGGCTTGTTCCAGTGTCAGGCCTGATAGCGCCAGCTGCAGCTCCACATCCACCAGTCGCACCGTCGGTGCAGCCACCAGGCTGTGTTTGGCCGTGACCGGGCGCAGCGCATCGATATACGCCTGAGTGGCCGCCAATGTTGCGGCCGACGGCAGGCCACCGGCCGAGGTGATGATGATGTCCACCGTGCCCAGCCCACGGCGCAGTGGGTAGACATAGGCCGCCGATACGCCCGGCACTTCCAGTGCCCAGCGGCGGTAGTCATGCACATTGCCGCCAGCGGGTGGGCGGCGGATCATATCCAGCAGCCGCGCCAGCAGCTCGGCGTCGCTTTCTTCCTCCACTCCGCCGCGCATCTCCACCAGTTGACCGGCCGACTGCACGCCGGGCGGCGGGGCCAGCAGCTCCAGCCGGCTATCGTCAGGCGCATTGCCGGCCAGTCCTGGTAGTGCCGCACTGGCGGCCAGGGACGCCGTGCCATCTGCGCCGATCAGCCCGGCCTCGCGGCTGACATACAGCTGGTCCGCCCACTTGCCCTGTATCCCGGCAGCGATGGGGCTGCCAGGATTGCCACGCAACAGCATGCGGCCACTGGCGGTCACGGCCGGCTTGGGCTCCAGACCACGCAAGCGGGCATGCAGCAGCAAATAATCATGATCGGCGGTGTCGGGGAAAATCTGCCGCACCATCCACGCCTGGTGCTGGTACAAGCCTTCCACCGCGCTGGCCACGCTGCTAGCGCGGATGAAGTAGTCCGAGTCCGGGCCGACATCGGCCTCCGGCAGCAGGTTGCGGATGTCACGCAGCATGTCGGCGCGAATCTGCGCCATGGTGAGCAAGGGATAAGCCATCAGCCGGCCACCCGCACGGGATAGCGGAAGGTCTGCAGCGTGCCGCTGGCGGCGGTGACGGCAATCAGCAGCACCAACCAGCCGGGGCGGGGCCGCTGGCTTTCTACCGTAATACGGCTGGCGCGGCCATCCTGCAGCAGCGGCGCTAATGCCTGCTCGGCATACTGCCGCGCCAGTGCATCGATACGGCTGAGGTCTTTTGCGCGTTGCAGCTCATGCAGGCGTGAACCGAGCGACGTATCTGCCCACCAGCTGCCCAGCGGTGTGGCCAGCCGCAGATAAACGGCATTGGCCAGGGTGCTGGTGCGGCTGCCGGCATAGCTGGCGGTGTGGGGGTCGATGAAAGCGTCCATGCCCCGATTGTCGGGGCATGGTGGGGGACGGGATTAGCTGAGGGGGTTCAGTTACTTGTCCTTGGCTACTTGCTTGGCCAGCAAGTCAACAACTGACTTCATGACATCTACTTCTGAACTTGTGGGTTTCGTATAGCCAGTGTCTTGAATGCTGAAAACAACATTGGCCACTTGCAGCAAAACGGCATCCTTCTGGTTTGGCTCTTCAATCAGATCAATCAGTGCGCTAGCTGCGCTGAGGGCATTCTCACGATGACTGTTAAGG